TTACGAAGAAATTTTAAATATCCTGGAAATTTTGGCCTATATCTATTGACAAAATTTGATCTATATGCTGCAATTGACATTACGTCCCATCATTTGATATGCTCAATTACTCATATATCTTTTTGTTATATAAATGATAGTAATTAGATCTAAATTAATAGTATGATTCTCCACTTTACTCCACAATACTCCACTCATATAAGCCTTATAAGGCTATTAGAGAGGAGAATAAATGGAGGGGGATACTAGAGATTGTCTACTCTTCAAATGAAATTTGTGTAGCCCATATAGCGTCTTGTTCTTTATCTTCAGCTATTTTTGGGCAATATTCAGGATTCTTATTACATCTTGGAAACAAGGGTGATTTATCGCATTTACATAGTATAGACATTAGTCTATTGTACTATTATCTTTCTTATGCCACCCGCCGATATTTGGATCCATCATATGATCTGGGACTTTCTTGCCATTGGGATATATATAATGTAATATTCCTGGTTGACTAGTATCTAGAATTACATCATCTGGTTTCTTATAGTGATCTTGGCATACGTATAGGACTTTATGCTTATCTGCATTTATCCCTATTGATTCCGCCCCACAATTATAACATTTAGATATAAGTTCTTTATTTTTCTTCCTGAGCATATTCAGGTATGCTCTAGTCGCTAAATCTATCTGCCTGGTCATATTCCTCTTCCCATTCAAAATCTTCAAATGCTTCTACTAAATCATTAAATGCTTTATAGGCAGCAAATCCTGCCGCAAGAGCAGCTACTGCCAATATGATCAATTTTTTCATCTCTACTTTTTCGCCTCACTTTTCGCTTCACTTTTCGGATTAATTATGTCTAATATAATTAATTTCATACCTAATGCATTAGGTTGTGCAGGAGTATCTATACTTATTTCTTCTATGGCTTTAGCAATACGGGCTCTTTCTTGCTTTACCGCCTTCGCACAGCCGTTGCAAGGGCATTTCCACTCAGTCATATTGTTTTTTCACCCAGAACCTTTTCTTATAATTTGTCCTATTAAAAGTCCCTGGAATGTACTCTTCATCATCCTCTAAGGGACTGTAAATCTTTTTTTCAAAAGACCTATTCTCTTCTATTTCTTTTTCTGTATAATTTTTTATATCAATCTCCCAATCTTCATTTTTAATTGGGATTATTTGAGTAAATGGAGTTCCAGAAGGAATTACTCCCTCAAAATCCTTTTTTATAAAAAATGGCATCCGCCCTCTTTGATTGTATACTTCTGCATCTATGAATCCGTTTATAGATAAAAATGGAAGATCAAATCTGTTTAAGGGATGAGTCCATAAGGTGGTGTAACCCTTTGGAACTATAGGCATCCAGTTTAAAATCCACACAAAATTTAATTCTTCATATCCAGGTGGAGTAGGAAATCCTGTTTCATAACCTCTTATATTACAAAAAAATCCACACTCTTCTTGATTGACTATTTTGTAGACCCCATCCACTTTAGCAATTTCAATATCCACTGGCGTCTTTAACACATATCCAGATATTGCTGCGTCTAAAATAGCAGGGCAAGACTTCCAAGAAAGAACTTTTTCAGCTATATGTTTTCCTTTGTGTGTAGCAAACATTATCGCATACAAGCCATTTTCATGCTTTTTGTACTTATCTGCAGAAGAAAACCATTCTGGAATATTTTTTTTAGCTGCTTCTGGCATGTGCTCATTTCCAATATTTTCTTTTCTCTTGGAATGAAAAACTATTTTATTGGACAAATTTAATCACCTTAAATGCATCACCAGTTTCATAGTCTATATAATCCCAATGATATTGTTCGTGTTCTAATTGAACATAATCTGGATCTACCGTCCCAGTTTTTTCCCAATATGGAATGCCATTATCATCATAATCGTTCCAAGATTTGCCAGACATGTCCCAATCAATTTTGTAAAAGGTTCCATACCTACGATACATCGGCCATAACAATTTATAAATAGCAGAATTAATTGTTTGTCTAATTCCTTTATCTATTCCATCTTCATCTAGCCATGCTGCTCTCATTACCGCTGCAGACGCTCTTGATCCTGCCCAATTGGCTATCCATCGTAGAGGTGGTTTTGAGTTATGCTCAACTACGGAGTTGTCTAAAATGTTCCTTGCTTCTTTCATGCTATCTAATTGATCCATTAGTATCCGCCACAACATTCATTTCTAGTATGATAAAGCCGTATCTTTGTCATAGTTTTTTTATTAGGTGCATATAGGTCTTCTTTGCAACAACCACATTTCATGTGCCACTCTTTAGCAAAAAAATCATACACAGCCCCAGTATAATTTTTATATTTATTTGAAATAAAAGTTTCAAAAGGGTCTGGTATATCGTAAGAGATCATTAATAAATTATATAATTTATTAAAAAGTCTGTCAATAGGTTAAGTAGTCTTTTGAAAACCTATTTGGACATATGTCTGATTCATAAAAATCATTTGAATACACGAAAGCACTATGGACAAGTCTTTCTTTACCTCTGACAGCATGTACTGCATGAGTATATTCTTCTGAGGCTGGGAAAACTAATATATCTCCTGGCTTTACTTTAAACTTAATTGGTTTGTTTTTAAATTCAACTTCTCCGCCAGTCCATCCATCATTTAAAGCTAGCGTAAACCCTAAAGTTGTATATTGTCCAATTGGACCACAGTCTGGGTGATTTTCATAATGATAATATAGGCCCCAATCGCCTTCTGGCAAATATTTTGTTATATATGGAACCGCATTATATTTTTCATTATCATTGTCAAGTAAATCTCTGAGCCTTCTTACAACGATATCCCACCAAAAATCTTCTTCAGAATCTAAAGATCCAGTAAGTCTTCTAGATACTCCGCCACCCTCTTTTAAAACCTCTAAATCTTTTTCATTAAATTCGTCGGCACCATTTCCATCATCATTGATTAAACGCCATTCAATAGTAGAAGAAAGAACCCTCTCCACCTCTTCTTGAGATAAAAAGTTTTCAACATAATATATATTTGGATCTATATATATTTTATTGAATTGGGACATGTACTATATTTTCTTGGTAGAATTTGGTTGTTGGATTATAAAACCATTCTTTTAGTTTATCTACAGGCAATATTCTTTTTTCAGACTTTTCCAATCCTTCACTAGCAAATAAAAATTCTACTAAAAAGTCACCATCTTCGTTTTTTTCCCAGGCAACTCTTCCGTTTTCTGTTACAAATGAATAATCGTATTCTTCACGGTTTTCATCTAGTCCCTTTGAGCTATCTACTGGCACAAAAACAAATAAGCTTGCATACTCTATAAGTTCTTCTGCTGTTCTTGCAGGCTCATATGCCTTTACTTCTTGTTCTGGATTAATGTCATTCCACAGTGTTACTTCACCTGCTGGGATTAAATTACCCTCTACCTCATTTTCAATAGAATTGTTTTCTGACATGGCTACTCCTCTTTTATAATTTGATCTACAACAACTCCTGGCGGAACTGTTCCATTTTTTATTGCATTTTCTTGATTTCTTCTTGCATTACATTTTATGTCTGCAGAAGTTAAGCTTTCCATCAATCCCTCTGGAAGTTTTTCTGGGTCATCCAGCCCTACATATGGATCATCTAAAAGCGGGTGTGCCACTCCATCCTTCCATTGCTGTTTCAATTGATACTGATGAATTCTTTCTTTAAAAATTAATCTTTCCCATTCTTGAAGCTGTGCCTCTGAATACCATGCATCTGCATAATCCCAAAAAATAACTATGGTGTACCTTGTTCCTTTAGTAATTTCAGATACGCTATGAATATTTTCAACTCCGCCAGGGAATGAAACAAAAGATCCTGTGGGTGGCACAACATCTAAATCGTGATCTCTAAATTTTAAAACTCCACCTTCATAGTCTGGCTGACTGTTCAAATAAATTCCAGAGTATTGCTTGTTATCTGCCCATCCCATATCATTTCCATCTAGGTCTGTATTATCAGAATGATCATTTGCATATGCTCCAACTTCCCATTTTTGAGCATGCATACTATTAATTTTCATTGGTCTTCCAGCAGCATCGGAGCAATACTGAATCATTCTTTCTCTCAGGTTAGCCATATATTCTTCAGTTATAGAAGTGCCATGCTCTTTATTAAATGGAGAGACAACATGCATTCCATATGACCCATAAAAACAAATAAAGCGCCATTCCTCTTCATTTGCATTAAAGAATTTAATTAACTCTTCACACTCTTCTTTAGATATAAAATTGTCGTACTGCCAAATTCCAGTACCTCCGCCTCCAAGATGAACTCCATTTAGTTGGCTTACCTGTTTTTCAATTGTATTTTCCATATTAAGAGTCTCCATACTGCATAGCTTTTAATTTATCAAAATGTGCATCACAAAGAGGCACTTGATTGTATATATTGTCGTATAGATGGGTAGCTGTTTGTTTGCAGCGAGCTATCACACAGCATCCTTCTTGGGACTGTGCCATTTCTGCATCATTTTTTATTCTATACATAATGATTAATTATACCATTTCAAGTTGCTGGCAGCGAACGCATACATCATAAGTCTTTCCTGTAAAGGGACACGATCCAGCTCTATGAAAATTATGTCCTTTTGCCCTACAAACTATTTTTTTAATCATTTGATGCATAAACTTTAAACCTTTTTTTAAGTCGTCGCCATTTACCGTATTGTCCTGGCTCCCTCATGCCCCTATACATTTGACCAGTCTCTAAATCTATTAATAGCCATTTAGAAGGACATTTGCTATGTATAGTGAGGTCTGTAGCATTTGGATACTCTTCCGCCTGCTCCCCAGTAATTAGCTCCCTAATATTATAGCCCCAAGTCTTCTATTTTATCTATCTGGTGATCGATAGAACTGATTATGTCTATTTCTAGATCAGATGAACTATTTTTTGTTTGACACATCTTTCTTTGGATGATTAGGCTTATAGTCATCAAGAATAGCTTTTACCGTTCCATCTTTTCTAAGCCTAACTATCTTACCATCTTTAATTTGAGTTGCATTAAATGGAAAACTGCCTCTTCGTTGTCCAGAAGACATTATACTTTCTTTCTTCCAGTTTTTTTATTTTGTTTTGGCAGAAGACTTGTCTCTCTTCTTATTCCATGTTTATTTGTATCTATTCTTAAGGTGCTTTTTTTATTATTTATGCCAGACTTAAATTTACCCTGCGAAGGATTTTTTTTAGTAGCATCATTAGAGGTAACTGTATTTTCTGACACTATATAACCTTTTTTGGATCAAAACTACCAGTCCAATATCCTTTTGACATTGAATCTTCTTCAAGAGGAAGAGATTCGATTTGTGTACACATTTTCATTGGTTTACCAATAAGCCAAGGTGTTTCTTCCCACAAACCGCTCTCTTCTTCCTGCTCAAATTTTCTAATTAAAATAGCTGGATCTTCTGCAGAAGCTTCAACGGCATACTCTGACTCTTTAACTCCGAGCATACCTTCAGTCATTACATGTTCTACACGACCAGCAATGATATCTTCATCATCTGACGTAACAACAAAAGAACCTTCTTTTATTGCAGCTTTGTTTAATGTTTCAACTATTCTAAATTTTTTGCTCATTTAATTTGAATTTCCTTTTACGGAATTTGATGTTACAACATTGCGATCAGTAGCAGACTCTCTTTGAGTCTCTTCTGTGCTTTCACATCCACATTCTTTACACATTATTGATTACCTTGATCTGATACGTCCTGGACATTAACATCTTTAATTCCAGTTTCGCTGCCAACCATTTGGCATCCACATTCAACACACATTATTTACAGTTCTCGCAATCTTTAACTGCACATGGATTTGCTCCACGTGTATCTCTCGTGCATGTCGCCTTTTTAACTGGTGCAGCGGGTGCTACAGGTGCAGCGGGTGCTACAGGTGCAGCGGGTGCTGCTACTGTCTGCTCTTCCATTTTACTTACCGCCGTTGCCTACGCCAGCACCGTCTTGTGAAGACTTATCTTCTGCTGATGGCCAAGAAAGTCCTGCCCCAAAAGATCCACCAGAAGCTGGTGATTGTGATGCTGCAGGCCATGGTGTTGTTCCTGCTGGCTTAGTATTATTAAAGCCGTCTAAATTTTGTCCTTCTGACATTTTATTACTCCTATAGGTTTTATTTAAGCGGGTCTAGAAGTCCGCTTATCAGTCAATTATATCATTTTTTGTATTTTTTACTATAACAGTCCCTACATACCTGAATTATTTTAGTCTCTGTAGAGGTAATTCTTTCGGCTGGCTCATTACAGCCATCCATTTCACACTTGTCTAGTATATCCATTAATTTACTTTATTGCCGAATTTGGCCCATACTCTTTCGTGGATATAGTAGCCCAAAGCTTCCCAGGCTATATAGCCCAAGGCTCCAAAAGTAGCATATTCATATTCAACTTCGCCAGTTATTGCATATGTTACAACTGAAATTATTCCAGCAACACCTATAAGGTGAAATGTTTCCCAACTAAGGGTTTTCAATAAACTTTTTTTATTTGATTCCATTATAGGGCCTGCTGAGGCTTTCCGCTTCCGCCAGTTTTCTTGGCTGGTGCCTTCTTGGCTGGTGCCTTCTTGGCTGGTGCCTTCTTGGCTGGTGCCTTCTTGGCTG